GCCGCCAGAACATCGACTTCACGCAGCCGTCGATTCTCGACACGGTGATCAACGATTTGGCTGGGCAGTACGCCATCCAAACCGAGTCGGTTGCGTGCGCCTATTTCGTCACCAACTCGACGGCCGGCACCGTGTTGCCGACCGGGGCGGTCACGGGCGACGAGGTGGCCGCCGCGATCTGGGACGCAGTCGGCCGGATCTACGCCGCCGTCAAAGGCGTCGGCCGGGTGTTCGCGCTGATCCCGCCCGGCATGCTCGGCCTGATCGGACCGATCTTCCCGCCGGTCAACCCCATGAACCAGCAGGGCGGCGGGTTTGCCGCCTCCAACTTCTCAAGCGGGCTGGTCGGGCAGATCGGCGGGGTGCCCGTCTACTGCTCCGGCGGGCTCGCCGCCAACACGATGCTGGTGTTCAGCACCGCCGCCGCCGAAGTGTACGAAGACCGGATCGGCAGCTTGCAGGTCGTCGAACCGAGCGTTCTCGGTCTCCAGGTCGCCTACGCCGGGTATTTCACGCCGCTATCGATCGACGCCGGCGGCGTGATCAAGGTGGTGAAAACCCCGTGAGCGTGATCTGGTCCTGGCCCAACCAGCAGGTCGTCCGCGACGACCAGTCCGGGCCCGGCGTCCCGGACGACAGCCCCGACCCGCCGCTGACCCAAGACACCGACCCGCTGGACGGCATGACCAAAGACGCGCTGTTGGCGTACGCAGCCGACCACGGCATCACCGACGTCGACTCCAGCATGACCAAAGCGGACATCAGGGCGGCGATCGGAAGCTGAGTCGATGTCCTACACCACGGTTGACGACCTCGCGGCGAAGCTGAAAATCCGGGTGACCCCCGAAAACACGCCGCAGCTGCAAGCCGCGATCGACGCAGCCGCCGAGGAGATCGACCACTACATTGACCTCAAAGCGGGTTCGCCGGCGGTGGACCCGGCGGACCCGCTAGCCGGCCAGGTCAATTTGGCTCGCGCGGTGGAGTGGTGGAAGGCAGCCGACGCTACTTTCGGCACCGTCGGGTATGTGGACGTCGGATCGAACGTCGCTCCCCGTCCGAAGGATTCGTTTGCTCGCCACCAGTTCAACCTGATCGCCCTCAAACAACAGTGGGGGGTCGGCTAGATGCCGGTGATGGAACTCGTTGACGTTCGGCAGGCCGCCGCCGTCGTGCTGGCCCCCGTCGCCGACAGCGACCCGGACGTCATCGTCAACGTCGTCGACAGCCTCACCCCGCCCGCGTACATGCTCGTTTGGAACGACCCTTGGCTCGAGGTCGGGGTCGGCGCCCCGACGATGGGCCCGTGCGTCTGGACCGCCCACCTCCAGGTGTTGTGTGTCGCGGGCCGGCTGGAGCCCGGCCCCGGTGTCGAAACGCTCGAGCAGATGGTGTCCGTCGCGCTGGCGGCGTTTCGCGCCGACACCAGCTACCCGTGGCCGCCCGGCGACGTGTCCGGCCCGCGGGTGTTCAACATCGCCGGCCTTGACTACCTCGCTACCCGCATCAACTACGCAGTCCCCACCACCGTCTAAGGAGCACCGTCTTGGCTTCCACCAGCACCGCCGAACCCGCGCCACGCGCCACCCCAGCCGAACCAACCCCGCTGATCCTCACCAACGCCGGCCTGAAAATCTCGACGGACGGGACTACCACCGGCCTGGTCGAACTCGCCTGTCTGGTCAACCACATCGAACTAGCTCCCGACGTGTCCGTCACGACCCTGGAAACGATGTGCGGGTCTCGTGACTACCCAGGCGTCGTGAAATGGTCGCTGATCGCCACCATCTACCAGTCGTTTGACGCTGGCGCCACCGAAGACACGCTGTCCGCCGCCGTCGCGCTCGGCCAAACGGTTTTCGAGGTGGTCGGCTACCGAGACCAGGCGGTGTCGGTCACCAACCCGATGTGGTCCGGAACCGTCATCCCCAAGCCGTACAGCCCGATCAACGGCGACGCCGGCGCCGCCTCCGAAATCCAGCTCGAATGGTCGATCGAAGGGGCGCCTCTCAAAAACACCGTTCCCGGCCCGTAACGTGGCCGACAAACCGATCACCGTCGAAATCAAAGGCGTCCGCGAATTTCAACGCGGCTGCAAAACGCTGTCCAAAAACATTGACGAACAGGCCGCCCGCGAATTCCGGACGGTCGCCGACCAGACCGCCACGCTCGTCCGCGCCAAAGTCCCGAAGCTAACCGGCCAGCTTGCCGCCAGCGTGCTCGGCCGGGCCGGCCCGGACGGCGCGACAGTCGGCTACGGCGACCTGGTGTACGCCGGCCCCGTTGACTACGGCGGCTGGCCCAAAACCCGCCCGTACCTGCAACAGGGCCGGTGGCTGCTGCCGACCGCCGAGCTGGCCGGCCACCTGCTCGTCCGCGCCGGCGACAGGGCCGCTAACAAAGAGATTGGAACGATGCGATGGCCGACACCAACGGCACTCTGAGCCAGGCTCAACAGGCCGAAATCACGCTCGATATCCGCGACATCGACATGCGGTTCACCCCCCGCGAACTGCGGCTGATCCGCGAACACACCGGCCGGTCCTACAGCCAGATCATGGGCGACGAATCGTCAGACGACCGGTTTACCGTCGCCGCGTGGCTCAAAGCCCGCCGTGACGGCACCGACATCGCCTGGGACGACATGGACGACGTGTTGATCTCGATCACCAACACCAGCGGGCTGGACCCTACGATCGGGCAGCCGGCCGCAACCTCGCTGTCCTCTGCCACTTCTACGGGCTGACACCCCGGGACGTCGACGATATGGACGCCGCCGAGCTCGCCGCGTTCTGGGAGTACCTGCAAGCCCACAACCGCGAAATCGACCGGCTGAACCGCCAGGCTCGTAGGAGATAAGACGTGGCTAACCCGCAGGTAGTCGTCGACTTCATCGCCAACACCAGCAAGCTGAGCCACGGGTTCAGCGAAGCCGGGAAGTCCTCAGACAGTTTCGGGTCGCGGCTCAAAAGCCTAGGCAAAGCCGCCGTTGTGGCGGGCGGTGCCGCTGGGCTCGCTGTCCTCACGGCCACCCTGAAAACCGGGATCGACGAGCTGACCGAAACCGCGAAGGTGTCGGCGCAAACCCAGGCGGTCCTGAAATCAACCGGCGGGGCGGCGCACGTCACCGCCCAGCAGGTCAAAGACCTCGCCGACCAGCTGTCACTCAAAACGACGTATGACCACAACGCCATCCAGTCCGGCGAAAACCTGCTGTTGACGTTCCGCAACGTCCAAAACCAGGCTGGTAAAGGCAACGACATTTTCAACCAGGCGACGCAGGTCATGCTCGACATGAGCACCGCGCTCGGCCAGAACATGAAGTCGTCGGCGATCCAGCTAGGCAAAGCGCTCAACGACCCCGTCAAAGGCATCACCGCCCTGCGGCGCGTCGGTGTCAGCTTCACCCAAGCCCAACAGGACCAGATCAAAGCGCTAGTCAAATCCGGCGACGTTCTCGGCGCCCAAAAAATCATTTTGGGCGAGCTCACCAAAGAGTTCGGCGGGTCGGCTGAGGCGGCCGGTAAAACGCTGCCGGGCCAGCTGAAAATCATGAACAACAATTTCAAAGAGCTCGCCGGCAGCATCACCCAACTGCTGCTCCCAGCGTTCACCGCAATCACGGGTTTCTTCACGGCCAACCCCGGATTGGCGCGGGCGATGGTGATCGGGATTATCGCGCTGTCCGCCGCGATGGTCGCGCTAAACGTCGTGCTAGGGGTCACCACCGGGCTGGCTGCCGCGTTCGATATCGCGTTCCTGCCCGCGATCGGGATTCTCGCCGCGATCGTCGCCGGGGTCGCCGCGCTGATCGCAATCGGCGTGCTGCTGTACAAAAACTGGGACACGGTCTCGAGCGTTTTCTCCGACGCGGTTGACACCATGAAAAAGGTCGCGCAAGACGTGTTCGGCTGGCTCAAATCAAACTGGCCGTATCTGGTCGGGATTCTCACCGGCCCGATCGGACTGGCCGCCGCCGCCATATACAAAAACTGGGATGCGATCCAACGCGCAACCACCAGCGCATGGAACTCGATCAGCTCGACTATCACCAACGTTGTCAACACCGTCAAAAACACGGTGTCGAACTTCGCGCAGGCCGTGTGGGACGTGTTCCAAGGATCGCTTACCAACGCGATCAACTTCGCCAACGACCTGTGGGACACGATCACCAACGCCGCCAAAGACGCGTTCACCAGCGCGGTCAAAGCCGTATCCGGGTTCGCCCAATCAGTCTGGGACGTGTTCCAAGGGTCGTTCAACAACGCGATCGGCTACGCCAAAGGCCTCTGGCACGACGTCATGCAAGCCGCATGGGACGCGTGGGACGGCATCAAAAACGCTTTGAACGGCATGGCGCAATGGGTGTGGAACCTGTTCCAAGGCACGTTCACCAACGCGATCCAATACGCCAAAGACCTATGGAACAGCCTGATGCAAGGCGCGTGGGACGCGTGGAACGGAGTCAAGAACGCGTTCAACGCAGCGATCGACTGGCTCTGGGGGTTCGTGCACGGCGCCCTGGCCGCCGCTGTCAACGCCGCCAAAAACATGTTTCACTTCATCACCGACGGCGCTTGGGACGTGTTCAACGGCGTCAAAGACGCGCTCAACAGCGTCGTGGATTTTATTTGGGGGATCGTCCAACGCGTCGGCGGTGCCGCGAACGCGATCGCCAACGCGATAAAAGCCCCCATCAACGCCGTCATCGGCGCGTGGAACAGCCTCAAAATCCCTAGGGTCGCGATCAACATCCCGTCCGTCAAAATCTTCGGGCACAAAATCGGCGGCGGGTCAATCGGGTTCGGACCGTTCGACTTCCCCAACATCCCGTATTTGGCTCGAGGCGGGATCGTCGACCAGCCCACCCTCGCCATGTTGGGCGAAGCGGGCCGCGAAATCGTCACCCCCGAAAACCTGTTGCGGGAGATCGTCGCGTCAGCCCATCCGCAGGTGCACGTTTACATCGGCGACCAGGAGCTCACTCAGATCGTCAAAACCCAGGTGGTTGACGTCAACACCGGGATCGCCCGGACGCTCCTGGCAGGGGCTGCGTGATGGCGTTCACCGCGTCCGTCGAGTCGGCTTACCAGAACGTGGTGCTGAACTACGACACGCCCAACCAGGCCGGGACTGTCACGTTTAGCCGCACTGGCCCGTCTGGCGTTGCCGCGACCGTCCGCGGCTGGAGTTCAGCGACTGGCAGCCCGGCGGTGCAGATCCACGCCCGCGATTGGGAAGCCCCGATCGGCGTCCCCCTCACCTACACCGTCACCTATCTCGACCCGGCCGGCAACACGGTCGACACCCAAACCGCGACGATCACTATCCCGTCCGGCGGCTGCAGCGACACGTGGCTCAACGACCTCGCCCGCGTCGGCAACACCATCAACGTGGTCATCGAACAGATCCCCGAGCTGGACTACCAGGTCCCCAACTCGGTGCATGAGGTGATCACCCGCCGGTCACCGATCGTCACCTCAGACATCGCGCACACCCCCAGCCTCGAAGTGTCCGTCCTGACCGACTCAGACGACCAGCGAGGACGCGCCCGCGCCCTCCTCGGAAACGGCGTCCCCATCCTCCTCAGAACCCCGCCCGAGGACGGGGTCGGGAACATGTACCTGTCCGTCCTCGAGTTCAAAGAACAGAGGATCGTTACGCTCGGCACTGTCGCCGACCGCCGGTTCGTGATCACCGCCCGGCAGGTCGCCCGCCCCGACCCCGACCTGTACAGCCCCCTCGCCGCCGTCCTGTACCAGGACATCCGCGCGGGGTTCGCTACCTACCAGCAGCTGCGAGCCCAACGCGCCACCTACGACGCCGTCCTGTACGGGTGGGGAGGCATCGCCCCGTC